GCAAAGTGCTACCGTCGATCTGAAGCAGCATGTTTGCGGCTTTGGCAACATCAGTTGCAAAATCAAGCAACGGTTCTGAGCGTGAAGATGCCTGCGCCATTATGGACTGTAAATTTCAATATCAGAGGCAGTGGTTGCCACGTCCAGCGAGCGCACGATCAGCGTTCCGGTTCCGTTGACGGTAATCGTCACAGAATTGCGAATCTCCACAGGTGAGTCCTCAACTCTTGTGTCGCTAATCGTTTCATCGACTAAAAAAGCCTTGCCAGAAATTAAGCTCATTGCAGGCTCACATCCAGAGAGAGTCCTAGTTGAGAAGCGGTGTAGCTAAAAAACTGCGCTAATGTTGTCCCTCTGGTCGATACGCCAGAAATACTCAGGACTCCGCCAACCGTTGCAGCATTGAGCTTGATGGTTGAAGTTGTTGGAGGAATTCCAGAATTGCCGCTGGCATTCCAGTATTCTGTTGAGCCGGAATCTGTTGAATAGATCAGGACTCCATCCTCTCTAATTTCAATCGGGTCACTACTGCTTGCGAGTTCCAGATTTGGATTTGCCACTTCATCATCTCGCTTCTTGATTACTGGAGTTTGTTCATTGACAATTCCCCAAGAAAACGGAAGCCTCAAAGGAATTCCAACTCGGTGCGTGTCTCCGTCACTGACGAAGCTTCCGGCAGTACCCACACCTGCCGTTACTGGGATGAAATCCTTATCTTGTAAGGTGAAGGTATTGGCGGACGTGCGGACAATGTAGTAATAGTTGTCATCGCTGACGCCTGAATATTCCAGGTTTCCACCGTAGGTATCCATCTTTTCAAAAATCACTTGTTGCCCTGTCGCAAACCCATGAGAATTTGCGGTAATGCTCACAGGTTGCCCTCCTCCTGGCACACTGACGCCTTCAACAAAAGCAAAGGATTCGGTCAGTGTGAATGGCCTAGCACCCAGTGAATATTCGGTATCTGTTAAGGCAAAGGTCAGTTCTGTTTCGCTGATTGCCTGCAAAAAGATTTGACCAGAAAACAAGTCTCTTCCAGCCTCACCCCATTTGATGGTGCATGGGTACAACTGGGGAAGTCGGACCAAGTCTTCATAGCGTTGCAGAGCAAATGGTGCTTCCGCATTCAGGAAATCGTTGTGCAAGGTTAGGTTGCCGAACTTCACCCCAATCTTTCCAGAATCTTCCACCTGTCCAAGTTCGAGTGAAGGCATTCTCTTAATGAACGGTTGCCAAAAATACTCGCCAGCCAGACCAAGCTTTGAACCTCGGTAAACCGTTTCTGCTACAGTGATTTCAGCGAGTAACTGACTCATCAGATATACCTCGCTGGAACATACTGCTCGCCTTGCCGTCTGGTTCTTTCGCGCAATTCGCTTCGGAATTCTTCAATGCTTGCTTTTGTCTGGCCTGCCATATCTGTATAAACATTCACCTCGGTGTCATTCTCTCTGACGGCAACAATCAATTCAGCCAATAAGCGTTTTACTTCTGGGTCTGAGGTTGCGTTCAGTGCTGCGGTGTCACCTGAATTTAGACGATTTAGGTTTGACACTCCATAACGCCTGACGGTTTCTGGGGATAGAATGTATTCGCCAGGACTCAGCATGGCTGGAATGGTGTCCATTGGGTCTGGGACTAATCCGCCTTGCCGGAAGCCGTATTTTGTAGGATTGAAAACATCTTTATAAGCATTATAAACTAGGTTTGCATCGCTCAGTGTTTCGTAATAATAAGCGTAAGAATTGCCTGAATATGTGAAATAAATGCCGTAAGGATAGACTTCTTCGCCTGACTGTAAATAAGTAGCAGTTAGGTCAGCAAAAGAAGTATTAGACCCCGATTTAACAGAAAAACCATAATCTCCAGCACTGTATTGGTTCCCAGAAAATGTAGTGGCATTGCTTACAAAACTACCTGTTCCCCCAATGTTTATGATTCCAAGCTTTGCGTAGGTTTCACTTAGTCCAGAAACAAAACTGCTGATTGCATTATTTACGTTTGTGGTCAGCGTAGAAAAAGCTGATGTCACAGAAGAAGTATCTAGGCTAACGGTTGGGGTAATGGTCCCTAGATTTGGCGTTCCAGCAGTGGCGGTTGGGGTAATGGTTCCAAAGTTCAGCCCAGAAGTATCCACCGTGAACATACTGGTAGACATTGCCAGCGAGAGGTCAAGATTGGTTGAGTCCAAGCTGAAGTTGTCGCTGGTCAGTTCAACCGTTTCACTGATTCCAGAAGTATCAATAACAATATCATCACCACTAAGCGTTAAAGGAATCTGAGCGACTTCTGTGATGTACTCAATTTGCTGTTGAGCAAAAGCTAGTGCTGCGGAGTCAATGCTAGCAATCAGACTATTTACGACTTCCGCAAAGTCTTCATCCAAGACGGAGAGGATTTCTTCCAAATCACTGGATAAATTACTGCTCGCTTGAATCGGAGCATTGAAAGACGTTTGCAGTCCAAGTCCGGTCAAGTCGCCAAGCACACCTTCGAAAATGCTTGTAAAGGCTGTTGAGGATTTAAATACGTTTCTGGCTGCGGTGAGGTATTCATTCACGAAGGCTTGCAGAAGTTTAATGTCTTCCTCGGTTGCATCAGCATCAAAGGCATTTTCTAGCAGGCTTTCGTAGGTGCTTTGTGCTTGAGCGAACTGTTCTTGTGGTCCCAGTGGAGAAAAGTCAGAAAAGAGCAGTTCTTGGACTTGATCAAAAAGTCCTTGAACCAACTCATCAATCTTTTCAATCGTTCGCTCAAAATCTGACAGTAAGGCTTGCAAACCCGTTTCAACTTTTTGCAGTGCCAGAAGTTGCTGTTCTCTTTCGAGTTGGTCTAATTGCTTGTTTTTCAGTTCAATCGTTTTCGCTTCTGCTTTGTTTGCGGCATTCAGCAACTGAGTCCTTAAATCCTCATCATCTATTAAGTCCGCCAAGGCTTTTTGCTGTTCGATAGTCGCAATTGACTCTTGGTATCGAAACTGAATCTGCTCTTCAATGCTCATGTTCTGAAAATCAATGGCGTCAATCTGGTCTTGTGCGGATTGGGTCAAATCATCCAAGGCGTTGAGTGGTTCTTGAATGTAGGCTTCAATCAATCCTTGAATAACAATCTTCGATTTCTCTTCTGTCTCAGCAATCTTCTCATTTACTTTTTTTATTTCCTTACCTATTTGATTCATAAGATAAGGAGCAGATGAAGCTGCTGCTAGTGTTTTGAAATTGATTATTTGGACAGCTTCCAGGCTAGCGACTGCCTCTTCAGTGTTTTGCGTTATTCGGTTAATAACTTCGGTCAGTCCCAAATCTGGAATCAAGTCAGATAGTTCGTCAATCTTTGGTTGCAGTTGATCCCTCGTTGACGGAGTGTCTGCAATGTTTTCAAAAATCGAATCGGCTTGAGCAAATGCTTTTTGCTGATTGGTTGGTCCTCCAGGTCTTGAACTGCTGAAGGCTGCTTCTAAGTCTCTGGCAAGTCCACCCCCAAAAATATAACCATTTGGGCCAAGTCCAACCGTGTCAAGCAAGCCTTCTGCGGCATTTGTTGCGTTCTCAATCAATGCTCCAATCAAGCGATTGATGGCACTTATTAAATCGCCCAGAATGTCAATCAGTGGGTCGATTGTGTCGAAGAGAATTTCAAAGCTTGAGTCGATGGCTTTGGCAACCTTTTCGTTGCTCAAGATTAGTTTAACAGCGGCTTCCTCTGGTGATTTTGATTGAGCAATGTTTGCGGCTCGGCTCGCGTTTGGTCCTGCGGCTGAAACACCGGAAACAATCGCTCCTGCGGTGCGGTCAGTCAGACCAAACTGCTCTTTGAGGTAGTTGGTGGCTTGTTCTAAATAGGTGAGATTTTCTTTGTTCTGCTGGAGTTCAATTCTTCTTTTCTGAATGATTGAATCAAGAAGTTTGTTCTCAAGGTTAATGTATCCTACAGCTTCTTTGAGTGGGACATTCTGTGCGCCAATAATCTTAACTGTTTCTGTGTTTGAATTAACTGCTTTAGCAATTGCTTTGGCTTGTTCAGCTTTAGTTTCTAAGATTGCACCTTCTAACTCTTTAATTTCCTCAAGACTGTTTATTTGCTGAATGTAGTTTGGAAGAAATCCTATTGCTTCGGTTACTCGCTCAGGTCCAATCGTAGGGAAGGCGTATTGTGAACCAGAAGGCGCAGCACCTCGAATGACTTCATCTAAATTCGCACCACCTCCACCAGTGGCTTGAGTGGTCAAGCCCAAGAAAATGGATAGCTTATCAATGCCGCTAGCTAGCCCGTCAATGAATCCAGTGAAAAACTTGCTCGCACCTAGCTTGTCATCAATGGCCCCAATCAAAGAAGTGAAGCTATTGGCAACTCGCTGATTCGCTTGCTCAATCGTTGAGGCGGAACTGTTGGCTTGTTGGGTTAAGGCTTTCTGGCTGGCAAGAATAGCGTCAAAGAATTTCTTGTTACTGAGCTGTCCGTCTGTGACGAACTTTTTCAAACCTCCTGCGGTAAGTCCTAGCTGCTTTTCGACTTCTCGCAGCAAATTAGGCATTCCGTCAATCAGAGAGTTGAACTCTTCGGCTTGAACTCTGGGACTGTTCAAGGCTTGCCCTAGCTGAAGCAATGCGCCTTGTGCGGATGCTGCTGAAGTGCCGGAAGCCTTCAGTGCAAGTCCTACGGTTTCGGTTAGGTTGATGAGGTCACGTTGACTTGCTCCCAATTGCTCGGCAGCAATACGAAGGCGAGAATAAAGCTGTCCAACGTCTTCAAGAGGTAGAGCGGTTTTTTGTGCAACTAGGAAGAGTTGTTGCTGAACCGCAAGCTGCTGTACTAGCGAGTTGGTGGCAAGCTTGACGCGATTCTCAAACTGAGTCATTGCGTCAGACAACTGTGCTAGTTTCTGAAGACTGATGGCAGCAAAGAAGGCAACCAATCCGGCCTTGGCCTTGTTGATTGCGCCTTCAAATTTTCTGGTGGCTTGTGCCGCTCTGTCGAATGACTGCGACGATTTGGTGAGTTCTCTCTCCAATCTGCCCAAACGATTAATGGCGTCACGAATCTCTAATTCAATTTCAATGGTAGAGGCTGCGTTTGCCATTTATCGCTTTCTTCTAGGCTTTGGGGTAGGTCGAGCGGTGCTAGACCTTTTCTTCTGCAAGTCTCGTTTACGCTCGTTCTCTTTCTTGCGGTGACTCGTCACTTCTCGGTCAATCGTCACCAGTGCAGTGTAGACTTCTGGTGTGTTGGTCTGGTTTCTTCTGAGATAGCAATCAATCGCTTCTTCTCGCAGAAAACCAATATCAAAACCCAAATCTCGTCCGGTGGTGTCCAAGTCTCTGAACGCCTGAACCGCTGCCAGGTTTCGCTCGGTCAGCGTCAGATTGTTCGGGCAAACCTGACAAGGTGGTTCTTCGTCATCTTGCCAGACGTTGTCAGCAGTTTTACAGCACCAGACTGCTTGGTATCGGTCGCCCTCTTGAATACCATGCTCGGCTGAGTCACCTAGATAAGCCGCTCGTTCTAAGACTAAATCTAGGTAACTTTTTAATTTCCCTCTTCATCATCGACTTTCGCTTGAGCTAAACGCATCAGCTTTAAGCTAACATGCGTTGCCATTTTATTGAGTGCTGCGTCTTCTCCAACAAAAAGACTTTTGTTCTCAACACTGCACTCTTCGTCGAATGACCAGGACTGCACACAAGGCACAAAAAGCTTCCGAGCGAACATTAATGAATCAATTGTCTGCTTGCCTTTTTGCGTCTTGGTGGCTGCGTTCAATGCCTCAGTCAAAAGCTTTTGGTGAGGCAGAACACAATTGAAGGTTGCTTCTAGGTCCAGGTCTGCGTCATTGAAGTCGATTGTTACTTCGTTTGCTCGCTGGACATCAAAAATGGAAGGCATGAATTATTACTTATAAATGAGTGAGAAAGCGGCTGCGTCTGTTGCAGAAGAGCCTTGAGTTAAGGCAAAGTCTACGCTTGCGGCTGCGGCTCCGTCTTGCTCTGTCCCACTAATCGAAACGCGAGCAGAAGGAATGACGATTTGAACAATACTTCCTGCGGTGTCGCCTACTTGAACGCCAATTGCTATTTGCTCTAGTCTTGCGAACTGCTCGAATCGGTAGGCTTGCGCTGGCCTCATCACAAAATCAAAAGAGCCTGTCACGGTAATATCGTTACTCACATAATTGGCTGACGGATACTTGTCACCTGTCATTTCTGCAATCGAAGGATCACCAAGGTTTTTGCTGACACTCATGCTGAAGCCAGTGGCTAGAAACTCGTTCGCTGAAGCAATCAAGCTTGCGGCTGCGGTGTTCTGTGCTGCTAAGTAAACTTGAGCGGCTGAAGTGGCGATTGGCTCATAAGTCGAAAGCGTAGCGGCTGGCAAGTGAGGCACTAAGTAGTCAGTCGCGGATACTGTGAAACTGTCACCACTGGCAGCCTGAACCCCAACCGTTGCGGTTGTTGTCGAAGGTGAGCTGATGGTTGCAGCGCCTCCGGTGTTCACCTGTGAATCTGAACTGTCGTAAATGTCCACCAGTTGTCCAGCGAAGAAATAATCGGCAGCGACTGCGTTTGAGGCAGGATCTAAGGTGACGGTTGCAGGCGAGGAATCGGTAACAGAAACGTCTGTGCCTGTTGCGTTCACTGGTCCAGAGTACCGAATTCGGCTTGCTCGGCAATTGGCGGACATGGTGAAGACGCCATCTCTGGTAATGTCTACGCTGAATCCTTCGACAACGGTTCCATTCGCCACATAGAGTTTGTAGGTGTCTACCAGTTGCGCCACTTGGAAGGTGTTGCTAACTCGGCTGAAGCTATATGTGACTGATGTTCCACCCGAAACCGTCTTAGTTCCAAAGGTCTTGGTCAAGAGTGTATCTTCTGCTGGTTCAGTTCCGGCTGAAGCTGAAGGCTTGACTAGAAAAGGAATGTCAAAAGTCGCTCGCTCGGCATAATTTACGAAACTTCTGTTCTGAAGAAGTCTTGTGCCGACTTCGGAAATGTCACTTGTGTTGAACGTCTGACTTAGCGCCAAAGGTTCAGTGGTTGTAAATCCATCAGAAGCAGAAACTGCGACATAACTGCCAGCAGTGGATTCAGTGGTGATGTACGGCTGAGAACTTCTTAACCGTAAATAACGATCTGGAATTGCCATTTGCGTCTCCTTTTATTCGACGTCGTTTTCAGTAGTACGGTAAAGAATCTCATACCGTAGCGTGGCTATGAAAAACTCACTTTCAGCAGATGCTTGCCGGATCTGCGTATCGGTGATTCGTGAATCTATTGCCAGCCCATTGAGTGTCTGGTCGTTCGCCATGGCTTCCTCAACTTCAACCGTGATTGTGTCCAGTGTGCTTTCTGCGGTGTTGCCTTTGGCAATGGCTTCAATGGACAAATCAAGTGTTCGTTGTTGCCTGTTCTGAATCCCAATCTCTAAGCGTTCAATGCTTTCTGAATTCGCGTAAATCAGCAGCCCAGGTAAGTCAGTCGTTGCGATTGGATAAGTTCTTGACTGAAAGACATTGCTTCCAGTGGTTGCAAGTCCGGTTAGAACCGTTTGGATTCTTGCTTTGATTTGCGCTCGCTTGTGTGCCATTACACACTCAACATGATTTGGGTCATGCCTGTCCCATCGGGTTGGATTCCTCGAACCGTGTAGTTGACTGCGCTGATCGTCAGTGTGTCGCCATGCGCTAGGCTGGAAACGTCAGCGGTTCTTGCTAATAGTGTTGGCTCTGAGCTTTCCACCTCTGACTCGTCCACATCAACCGCCAGAAAGTCATTGTCAAAAATGCCTGTGAAGGTGGTTGCGTCCGCCTTCGTCACGGTTGTGCCGTAATCTGCGAGCATGGCTGTTCGATCAGCAGCAGTTTCAACGCTCATTTGGCTTTTGGTTTTCGTGCTGTTTTTGTGGTTCGCGTGGTCACTGGTGGCGCTTCTGCTTCGTCCAAGCCTTTGGCGCGATTCTCATAAATAATCGCTTTGCCCATGCCAATCAGTTGATTTGCTTCTTTTGGGTCAACGCTTATTACTTGTCCCACTCTCACAGGTCCACCGTTCGCAACGGTTCCTCTGACGATTTCAATCTTCATTGGAAAATCCTTTGAAGTCGTTCGTTGTACACAATCACTCTTGCTGGATTCTGCATTAAGTCTCTTGCCTCAATCCACTTGCCTTGCTGGTCTTCCTGAACTCTTGTTGGCTTTTTGTCTAAATCCCACTGATGCCAGTACCTGCGCTTGCCCGTGTAGAAATCGACACCGCAAACATGAATTTCTGAGTAGT